CCGGCGACGGTAAGCAAGGGATTTTCGAAGGCTATGCCTCCGTGTTTAACAACACCGATTCTGACGGCGACATCATCCTGCCGGGAGCATTTAAAAACGCGCTGACCAGTCAGAGCCGTAAGGTGGCGATGTTTTTCAATCACAAAACGTGGGAACTGCCGGTTGGTAAATGGGACAGCCTGGCAGAAGACGATAAAGGGCTGTATGTCAGAGGACAGCTCACACCGGGTCACAGTGGCGCAACCGACCTCAAAGCTGCGATGCAGCACGGCACTGTTGAGGGTATGTCCGTTGGATTTTCAGTCAACAAAGACGATTACTCAGTCGGCACCAGCGGACGCATCTTCAAAAATATCGCAGCGCTACGTGAAATCAGCGTGTGCACCTTCCCGGCCAATGAGCTTGCAGGCGTAGCAGCCATGAAAAGCGTAGATGGCATTGAAACCATTCGTGATGTGGAGAACTGGCTGAGGGATTCAGTCGGGCTCACCAAGTCACAGGCAGTTGGGCTGATAGCCCGGTTTAAGTCAGCGATTCGGAGCGAGTCCGGGGGCGACGAAAACGAAGCACAAATTAACGCTCTGCTTAAGAGCATGCAGAACTTCAATTCTAATTTAGGAAAATAACATGTCCGAACTCGCGCAAATTCAGAAAGCCATCGAAGAGTCTCAGTCGAAAATGACACAGCTGTTTGATGCACAGAAAGCCGAAATTGAAAGCACAGGCAAAGTCTCGAAAAAGCTGCAGGATGATTTGGCAAAAGTTAACGAAGAGCTGCAGAAGTCTGGCACTCGACTTTTCGACCTTGAGCAGAAACTGGCATCGGGCGCTGAAAATCCGGGTGAGAAAAAATCATTCGCCGAACGCGCGGCCGAAGAGCTGCAAAAATCATGGAACGGCAGTAAAGGCAGTTTTGAAGCCAAAACCTTTAACAAATCGCTGGGTAGTGACGCAGCTTCAGCGGGCAATCTGATCCAGCCGATGCAGGTTCCGGGCATTTTGATGCCGGGCCTGCGCCGACTGACCATTCGTGACCTGCTGGCACAGGGTCGTATTTCCAGTAACTCACTGGAATATGTGCGCGAAGAAGTGTTCACCAACAGCGCCGACATCGTGGCAGAGAAGGCGCTAAAGCCTGAATCTGACATCACCTTCAGCAAGCACACAGCCAACGTGAAAACGGTAGCGCACTGGATTCAGGCATCCCGTCAGGTGATGGACGATGCACCTATGCTGCAATCGTACGTTAACAACCGTCTGATGTACGGTCTGGCACTAAAGGAAGAGGGCCAGCTGCTGAACGGTGATGGTACCGGAGATAATCTGGAAGGTCTGAACCACGTTGCGACGGCTTATGACACAGCGCTGAACGCAACAGGTGATACCCGCGCCGATATCATCGCTCACGCGATTTTCCAGGTGACTGAATCCGAGTTCAGCGCCTCCGGCATCATCCTTAACCCTCGCGACTGGCACAATATCGCGCTGCTTAAAGATGGCGATGGTCGTTACATCTTAGGTGGTCCACAGGCATTTACAAGTAACATCATGTGGGGATTGCCGGTTGTGCCAACTAAGGCGCAGGTAGCGGGCACGTTCACCGTTGGTGGTTTCGACATGGCGTCTCAGGTATGGGATCGCATGGATGCAACCGTGGAAGTCAGCCGTGAAGATCGCGACAACTTCGTGAAAAACATGCTGACCATCCTGTGTGAAGAGCGCCTTGCGCTCGCTAACTATCGCCCGACTGCAATCATCAAGGGCACCTTTGCTTCTGGTTCCTGATGAGGGAGGGCGGGGACACCCGCCCTTATAACACATGGCGATAGATGTATTAGACGTTTTAAGTCTGAAATTGCTGAAGCAGCAGATTGAGTTTGAGGATGATGATCGCGACGACCTGATCACCATCTACGCTCAGGCTGCTTTTGATTACTGCTACCGCTGGTGCGATGAGCCAGCATGGAAAATTGCTTCTGACATTCCCGCCGCCGTAAAAGGTGCCGTGCTGCTGTGCTTCGCCGATATGTTTGAACACCGGACGGCGCAAAGCGAAGTACAGCTTTACGAAAACGCGACAGCAGAGCGGTTGATGTTTATTCACCGAAACTGGCGCGGGAAAGAAGATATTAAACCGGAGGAAGGTAGCTAATGGAGCCAGGACGTTTCCGTCACCGCGTAACCATTCAGAATTCCCGACATATAACGCTTCCATCCGGTCAGCCAAAAGATGAATGGTTTGATGTGGTTACGGGTTGTCCGGCAGAAGTAAAGGCGATCAGAGGGCGTGAACTTATGACGTCTGGCGCTGAAAAATCTGAAGCAACTATCAGAGTCTGGATGCGCTACCGGGCAGATATCACGGCAGCATCTCGCCTCGTTTGCACAAGTGGACCGCTTAAAGGCTGGGTGCTTGATGTATCCGGCACGCCGGTTCCGAATGCCAAAGGTACGCGGCTGGAAATTCTCTGTAAACAGGGGGTGAAAACGTGATCACAACCGACCTCGATTTTTCCGGCCTGGCTGATTTGTCGCGAGACCTTGAGATACTAAGTAAAGCTGAAAGCCGTCAGGTATTGCGTCGCGCTGTCAGAGCGGGTGCCGAACTGGTAGCCGAAGAGGTTGCCAACACAGCTCCGGTTCAGACCGGAAAGCTGAAAAGGAACATAGTTGTTCTGTTCGGTAAGGGTGCGCAGGGCACGGCGGTGGCGGGTGTTCACATTCGTGGTGTTAATCCTGATACGGGCAATAGCGATAACAAGATGAAAGCGGCTTCCCCGAATAACGCATTTTACTGGCGTTTTCTGGAAGAAGGCACATCAAAGATGTCAGCGAAACCGTTCGTCAGGCCAGCCTTTGACAGTAAACAGGAAGAGGCATCTAAAGCCGCATTCGAAGAGATGCTTAAGGCCCTAGACGAGGTAATGAGCAAATGACCGAATCCGACATCTACCCGCTAATTAGCGGGATCGCCGGTGGTCAGGTTTATCCTTACGTAGTCCCTCTTAATGCTGAGGGTGAACCCTCAGTAAAACCACCCTGGGTAATCTTCACGATCGTAAGTGAAACATACGGCGATACACTGTGCGGACCAGCGGAAGAAAATGGCACCCTGCAGGTTGATGTGTACGCGTTGACCACGGATGAGGCAAGAAATATCCGCGAACAGGCGGTGAACGCTTTGTCGGCCCTCATGTTCTCACAGATGCGAAAGCGAAACGGTTACGAGTCTGACACTGGCTTATACCGCGCCACGCTGGAAGTTCAGAGCCAGCAATAACCAACCCCATCAACCATGACCGGCATAAGCCGGTTTTTTTACGCCTGGAGAAAACATGAGCAGCAAATACGAAGTAACAAAGGGGATGACTTTTGCCGTCTCTGCCGCGCCAGTGACTGCTGAAGACTTTACGGACTCCGGTTTTCCATCTAACAGCGTCAGCTGGCTGGAAGCCGCATGTGCCACAAAGGAGATCAGCTACACAGGTGGTCAGAAAGGTGACATTGACGTAACCACGCTTTGCTCCACCGAGCAGGAGCAAACGAACGGTCTCGCCGCTCCGGCTGAGATGAGCATTACGCGTAACTGGGTTGGAGATGAAGAGGCTCAACAGGCACTGCAAACCGCATATGAAAACGATGAGCTGCGCGCGCTGCGCGTTGTTTTCGCATCAGGCAACGGTTTTTATGTGCTGGTTGAAGTGCGTCAGAGCTCCTGGTCTGCGGCCACATCGTCAGTCGTAGGCGCTACCTACTCGCTGCGCGTGCGTGGCAAGCCGAAGGCAATTATTGCTTCAGGTTCATAAGCGGCTCCGGCCGCTTTTCTTTTATCCGCATTAACCCGCTCACCGAGAATATGAAATGTCGAATACCGAAAAAAACACCGCATCACCGGCTTCATTACGCGCTCTGGCGCTTGCTCCATCGTCAGGGTTTCGTTCAAAAGTAATTACTGTCCCTGAATGGGATAACGCAAAAGTGATGCTGCGTGAGCCCTCCGGCGAAGCGTGGATGCGCTTTCGCGAAATTATGTCACCGGAACTGGCGGAGGGTGAAACAGACCCCAAGCTGACACCGCAGGAAACGTTTCTTCGTAACAAGAGCGCAGACGTGGTGATGCTCATTGATGTTCTGCTCGATGAGAACGGGGATCGTGTTTTCAGTGATGAAGACGAGTCCATTGTTTCCGAAATCTATGGTCCGGTGCATACCCGCCTTCTTAATCAGGCGCTTAAGTTGGGCATCTCACAGGAAACCGCAGAGGCAAAGTAAAAGAGCCGCTGACTTTCTTCCTGATGACACTGGCGCTGCGCCTTGGGCGAACTCTCAAAGAAATTCGCGAAACCCTTAGCGCCAGTGAGCTGAAAATGTGGATCGCCTATGACCGCCTAAGCCCTATCGGAGACTTTCGTGGTGATATTCAGGCTGCGCAGATTTCCGCTGCCGTACTCAATTCGCAGGGCGCTAAAACAACCATTAGTGATCTGCAGCTGAAGTGGGGCGAAGCAGAAGAAGAGAAGGAAACCAGCGGCCTTGAAGTCTGGATGGCAGGTCTTTAATTACCCGCGCCAGCGGGATTTACAGGGTGAACTATGGCAACGCTGCGCGAACTGATTATTAAAATCTCTGCGAACTCCAGTTCTTTCCAGTCAGAGATTGCGCGTGCCTCACGAATGGGTGCCGATTATTACCGGACGATGGAACAGGGCGGGCGTCGTGCCGCTGTGGCCGCGCGGGAAAGTCAGCGCGCAATTCAGGAGCTGAACGAGCAGCTGGTTTCCACGAAAGAGACCGCGCTGGAAATGACGGGCGTCTTTGCCGGTGCGTTTGCAGCCGGTCATCTTATCGAGCTGGCCGATAACTGGAACGCGGTAAACGCGCGACTCAAGCAGGCTTCGCAGTCTACCAGTGAGTTTGCCACCGTGCAGAAATCGCTGATGGATATCAGCCAGCGCACAGGTACCGCTTTCGACGACAACGCCAATCTCTACTCACGCTCTGCAGCGTCGATGCGTGAATTTGGCTACAGCGCGCAGGAAGTGCTGAAGGTAACAGAGGCGGTCTCTACCGGGCTAAAGCTTTCCGGTGCCAGTGCAGAGGAAAGCAGCTCCGTTATTACGCAGTTCAGCCAGGCGCTTGCACAGGGCGTGTTGCGCGGCGAAGAATTCAACGCCGTGAACGAATCCGGCGATCGTGTTATCCGTGCGCTTGCTGCCGGTATGGGCGTCGCGCGAAAAGACCTGAAAGCAATGGCCGATCAGGGTCAGCTTACCATTGATAAAGTGGTACCTGCGCTGACCAGCCAGCTCGACAAGCTGCGCGGCGAATTCTCATCCCTGCCTGAATCTGTCTCCGGCTCGGTCACTAAAGTACAGAACGCCTTCCAGCAGTGGGTAGGTGAGGCAAATACCACCTCCGGCGTCACGGCGTCACTTTCTGGCGTGCTGGAAGGTGTGGCGAAAAATATCGATTCGGTGGCTACGGTTGCCGGTGCGCTGGTTGCTGTCGGTGCCGCTAAATTCTTTGGCGGCATGGCATCGGGTGCAATCTCTGCTTCTGCCGGTATCGTAACGGCGTATAAGAGCGAAGTAGCGCTTACACAGGCTCAAATCCGGGGCACACAAATTTCAACTGCAAGAGCGCGCGCCGCTGTTTATCGTGCGCAGCAGGCGGTTGTAGCAGCTAGAGGAACCGCGACACAGGAAGCGGCTGAGCGCCGTCTGGCCGCAACGCAGGCAGTGCTTACGCGTAATGTGAATGCGCGAGCTGCCGCGCAGGAACGACTGAACAGCATC